GGGAAACCGTCGCGGAATACCGGAAATTTTCCAAGGATAAGCAAGATGATGTAAAAGACGTTGGAGGTTTTCTCGGCGGCTCTTTGCGGGACGGAATACGAAAGAGCAACAGCGTCGAGTTTCGCAGCGTTCTCGCAATGGACTTGGACTCTGCTCGGCCCGATATTTGGGACACCATTACGATGTTTACTGGGTGTGCTTTGTGCATTTGTGGGACGCACAAGCATACGCCAGAACTCCCAAGATACAGGCTCGTTGCCCCACTTTCGCGAGATGTTACTCCCGACGAGTATACGGCGATAGCTCGCATGTTTGCCAGTCAAATTGATATTGAACAATTCGACGACAGCACGTATGAACCCTCGCGGTTAATGTACTGGGGAAGTACATCGAGCGATGGGGAGCATGTGTTTAAATCCCAGGATGGGCCTTGGCTAAACCCCGATGAAATCCTCGCAAAGTACAAGGACTGGACGGATGCCTCAAGTTGGCCTGTGTCCTCGCGAGTGGGCCAGCAGCGTAAGAGGTTAGCGGATAAGCAAGGTGATCCTTTGGCTAAGAAGGGCGCTGTCGGAGCTTTCTGCCGGGCCTATACAATACCCGAAGTACTGGAAACATTTCTCCCAGATGTCTATGAGCCATGTGAAGCGGAGGATCGGTACACCTATCTGGGTGGGTCAACTTCAGGAGGTTTGGTTGTCTATGATAACGATACTTTCGCTTTCTCTCACCATGGAACCGATCCAATCAGCGGAAAGCTGGTCAACGCCTTCGATATAGTAAGAATCCACAAGTTTGGCGCTCTCGATGATGACGTAGAAGAAGAAACATCTCCGGGAAAAAGGCCCTCATTCAAGGCCATGCAGGACTTGGCAGTAAAGGATGGGCTAGTAAAACAGCAGCTTATGGCTGAGAGTTTGGCTGCGGCACAGGAGGAATTTAAGGACGCTGACGACTGGGCCAAGAATCTGGAATATAAAACAGATGGCACTTTGAAGGCGACCATCGACAACATCCGTTTGATAATGGAGAACGATCCTAACCTAAGTAAAACAATAGGATACAACCAGTTTGCTAGTCGCATCGAGCTATTAAGGGATTTGCCTTGGCGCAGTATGGAAGAAAACACTTATTGGCTGGATTCGGATGACGCGGCTCTGCGGCACTATTTAGAGAAGTACTACGGCATCAGTCACACTGGAAAAACTATGGACGCTCTTTCTGTAATTGTTGAGCAGAACAAGTTTAACCCAGTTAAAGAATATTTGAACGGCCTGACATGGGACGGAACCAAACGACTCGACACACTTTTCATCGACTACTTCGGCGCGGAAGACCACGAATACACTCGGGCCGCAACACGAAAAATGATGTGTGCTGCGGTCGCGAGGATCTACAACCCTGGCTGTAAGTTTGACTATATGCTACTGATGATCGGAAAGCAGAGCCTTGGTAAGAGCTATTTTATTAAAATGCTGGGTGGCAAATGGTACTCCGACAGTTTGGCGAGCGTCACGGGAAAAGAAGCCTACGAGCAATTGCAAGGTGTGTGGCTCATCGAAATGGGGGAGTTATCAGCAGCCAAGAAAGCTGACGTTGATGCCTTGAAACACTTTATAACCAAGCAAGAAGATATCTTCCGCTCGGCATACGGAAGGCGAACTGAGGCACATCCTCGTCAGTGTATCTTCTTGGGAACTACCAATGATTATGAGTGCTTAAGAGATACAACCGGGGGACGACGCTTCTGGCCGATTAACGTGGGTAAGGGAAAAAATGATATGTGGCAGGACTTAAACGTTGACCAGGTTTGGGCCGAAGCAGTACAGGCATTTAATGCCGGAGAGAAATTATTCCTCCCGCAGGAGCTTGAGGATTATGCAAACATGGTTCAAGCCGAGCACACCGTAGAAAGTGATAAAGCGGGCATGATCTATGAATACTTGGAAACGCATCTTCCGGAAGATTGGGATGACATGGACTTAAGCGAAAGACGACTGTTCCTTTCCGGGGACTTTACTAGGGGCGAGGGTAAAGTGAAGCGTTCCAAGGTATGTGCTATCGAAGTGTGGTGTGAGTGCTTGAACGGAGATCCGAAGCAACTCACTACAGCCCAGTCGAGAGAAATACGAAGCATTTTAGATCATGCCAGGGGTTGGAGTCGGAACCCTGGAAAGCTCAGATTTAAGATGTATGGTGTCCAACGCGGGTATATGAGCGATTAAAAACCGGCAACACCTATTTCTGTTGCCATGTTGCCGTAAAAAGCAGACCGGCAACAGAAACCGGCAACACCCCAGAGACTTAGGGGGACGCTGGATTGAGGGTGTTTGTTGCCACTGTTGCCTATATTTATATTAAAAGATTAAAAACAAGAATAGGAGCAATAAACGCATAGTCTACACCCAGAATACACGCTTTTTAAACTTTACGAAAATAGCGGCAACACGGCAACATCGGCAACAAAAACGAAAAGAGGTGCTTCATGCTCGAACGGCAGATTGAACAAAAACTAAGGGCTGCGGTCAAAGCTAAAGGTGGCCTCGCGTTAAAATTCGTTTCACCTGGGACGGTCGGTGTACCGGATCGGATTATACTGACACCCGACGGCGGCGTGTACTTCGTAGAATTAAAGGCTCCGAGCGGTAAACTCTCAGTCAAGCAAGTCAAAATGGTCGGAACTTTTGAGAAGCTCGGTCACAAAATCGAGGTTATTGACAGCCCGGAGAAGATCAAGGAGTTCCTTGATGAAATATAATCCCCACAATTATCAAGAGTATGCAGCCCAACAGATATTGGACAAGCCCGCGCTTGGATTGTTCCTTGACTTAGGAATGGGCAAGACAGTCATAACACTGACAGCCATCAACGAGCTACTCTCGGAGGTTAGAAAGGTGCTAGTGATAGCACCTCTCCGGGTGGCCCAGGACACATGGAGCAAAGAGTGTGACAAGTGGGATCATCTGAAAAACTTGAAAATTTCTAAGGTGTTAGGCTCAGAGAAGAAACGACAGGCAGCCCTACAAACCGAAGCTGACATTTATATCATCAACCGGGAAAACGTCGCGTGGCTGGTCTTGCACTTCGGTGCAAAATGGCCCTTCGATATGGTAATAATTGACGAGCTTTCGAGCTTTAAGTCAGCCAAGTCCATTCGATTTAAGGCGCTGCGGAAAATCCAGCCTCTAATAAAACGGATCGTAGGTCTTACCGGAACACCAGCCCCAAATGGACTCCTGGATTTGTGGCCACAGATGTATCTTCTTGACCGAGGTGAGCGCTTGGGAAAAACCCTGGGAGGTTATAGGGAACGGTATTTCGTACCGGACCAGAGAAACCAAGAGATTATCTTCAGCTACAAGTTAAAACCCAATGCTGAAGTAGCCATCTATAAAAAAATATCAGACATCTGCGTGAGTATGAAGGCCCAGGACTACCTCCAGATGCCAGCCCGGATCAACAATTATGTTCGTGTTCAAATGTCCCAGAAGGAAAAGGCCCTCTACAAACAACTGGAGCGCGACATGCTGCTGCCATTCAAGGGGGGCGACATCGACGCGACGAACGCTGCTGTCTTGTCCAACAAATTATTACAGATGGCTAATGGAGCTGTCTACGATGAGAATGGCTCTGTGCGGCAGATCCACCGACGCAAATTGGATGCCATGGAGGACTTGTACGAAGGGGCTAACGGTAAACCAATTCTTGTGTTTTATGCCTACAAGCACGACAAGGAAAGGCTCAAAGGGATGTTCAAGAACGCCAAAGAGCTTAAAACCTCGCAGGATATAACCGAATGGAACGATGGTGACATCGACGTGGCGCTCGCTCATCCTGCCTCAACCGGGCATGGTCTCAATCTTCAGGCCGGAGGCCACATCATCATTTGGTACGGAATCCCTTGGAGCCTGGAGTTATACCAACAGGGGAACGGTCGATTGCATCGTCAGGGCCAGAACGAGACTGTTATCGTTCACCATATCGTCACAGCCGGAACGGTCGATGAGGACGTTATAAAGGCCCTAGGCCACAAGGACACCGGACAGGCATCCCTCCTGCGGGCTGTGAGAGCTAGATTATAAAAGGGGGAAACCTAAAAATGATATCTGATGACTATAAAATAACCAAAAACCTCGAACGTTCTAATGAGTTCACCAACGTTCTGAACCCAGTGGCAGAGCTTTTAGAGCAAAAGAACCACGACTATGGGCGCTCATATGACCGACTTCGAGAGGAGTTTGGAGAGGTTTCCTTCCTGATCCGGATCGACGATAAAGTCAACAGACTAAAAACCTTGGTGAAACATCCGGCCCAAGTCACGACAGAGGCCGTGGAGGACACTATAAAAGACATCATCGGGTATTGCACGCTGGAGTTGTGTTTCCGAAACAACAAGGGAGCGTGATTGTGATGGCAGAGTTTGATACCGTCTTTTTAATGCTGGTTGAACTCACCCGCGCGAACGAGGTATACCCAAGATTCAACTCACCACATGAAGGGTATGCAATTATGCTTGAAGAGATGGACGAACTGTTTGAGGAAATTAAGAAAAAGCAGCCCGACAAGACTCGAATGCGAGAAGAAGCAATTCAAGTCGGGGCTATGGCCATTAAATTTATTCTCTCAAATTGTTAAAGGGGGTAATAGCTGTAATGATTAAAGTAGAAGAAATTAAAGTAATGAATTTTGAAGGCGCTTTAAGGGGCATGAGAAATCCCCTTGAAAGTTGGGGGCAATCAGACAGCAAATATATATCAGGTGAATTCGTAATAGGAGAAAAAGACTTAGAAGTAGCTCTGAAACTTATTAAGGCCGGTTCGGATCACTCTAAATTTATGAGGCAGATATTTGTATCTATGGATATAACGGCACCTATGTCTTGGTGGTGGGACTTTGACACCTATAAAGTTTCCACTACCAAAAACAGCACAAGCAGGATGCACAAACTAGGAACTAGAACATTAGATTTCAAAGATTTTAGTGTCGATGACGAAGATGGAGAGATAAATATTACGCCATTAAGGAAGTATGTTCTCGAAGATATAAATAGACGGATCAAAGAGTATCAGCAACTAAAGAAAACAGATGGTAAAGCTGCTATAAAACTGTGGCGAGACATTATCTTAGATTTACCTCAAAATTATAATTTTCTCTCGACGTGGACAGGTAGCTATGAAAATCTTAGAAATGTATACCATGCCAGGGAACATCATAAGCAAAGAGAGTTTAGAGAATTTTGTAAGATTCTCGGATCACTCCGATACAGCGAATTAATTGTTGAAAAAGGAGCAAGATAATGACAAAAGTAGAGAAACTGCTCGCCAACTACCAAGAGATGAAACGCACACTCGATCTTCTAGCATTTAGGATTAACTACTTTTCCGGCCTAAGCGAGGATCATATTATCGAAGATCTAACGTTTACCACTCCTGAAGGTGAGCGGGTTACAACTAGCGGGGTATCTGATAAAACATCGAGGATCGCGTTTGCATATCAAAATACTTCATATGAGCAAAGTAAGGAGATTCTGCAAGAATTGGTGCGAAGATACCGTGCGCTCAGGAGTGATCTTGATCTATTAGAATTTTGTATCACCTTGTTAGAAGAGGAACTCTCTGAAATCATAACAGATCTGGTTATTAATGGAATGGAGTGGGAGGAGGTTTGTAGCAAATACAACATTTCAAGAACCACTCTGGGTAGATTTCGGCAGCGGGCCGAGGAAAAGATCGCGGGGATGTTCGAAGCCGTTATCGGGCTGACAGGGTGAACTGAAAGTGAAAATAAGTGAACAAATAGTGGAATAAAGTGAACAAAAGTCGGGATTGTACTGTTCGGTTTAAGGTGATATATTTATAATGTGGAAAAGATTATTTAAGGCTCTTGGACAACTCGTCCGAGGGCCTTTTCTAATTCCATCCTCTCTTTTTATATAGCGCGGCCTTCGGGTCGCGCATTTTTTATGAACTGATGGGCTTCGGCCCTTTTATAGTTTAGGAGGCAAAAATATGAGCAAATGCAGACGATTCACACCAAACGAAGAGGGCTTAATGGTTAACTGTGTTAATTGCAAACGCTGGAACGGAACCAGGTGCAAAGATGAAATTAGTTTGATAACGGAGTATGAGGATACTGAGGAATTTAAGATTTATGACCGAATGATGCGAAACAACAAAGGCATACGGTGGCCTCAATGAACAGTAAATGGCCTCAAGTGGAAGAGAACTTAATCCTTGTAGAGCGTTGGTGTCGAGATGGCTTGACCGAGGAACAAATCTGCAAGAATCTCGGCGTTAGTGTTACCGCGTTTAATAAGTTCAAGAAACAGCACATGGAGTTAGTTAAGGCCCTAAAAAAAGGAAGAGAAATCGCCATTACCGAGGTTGAGAACGCGCTTTTTAAAAAAGCTCTTGGTATCACCTACGAGGAAACAAAAGTTTCAATTCGGGATGTTGACGGTCGGCAGGTCAAATTTACAGAGAAAACAACGAAGTATCTCCCACCGGATGTTGCCGCTTGCAGCATCCTCCTAAAAAACAAAGATAAAGAGCGTGGCTGGTCGGATAATCCTCAAAAAATTGCTCTGGAGAGAGAAATGTTTGAATTCCACAAGAAGATCGAGGAGGCTAAAGTTTTTGGCGATGATAATTCGTGATATTAAAATCACAGATATAAAGCCCTATAAAAATAATCCGAGAAACAATGATGCTGCTGTCAAAGCTGTAGCTGAGTCAATTATGCGGTTTGGTTTCAAAGTACCAATTGTTCTCGATAAGGACAATGAAGTGGTGGCTGGTCACACTCGACTGCGGGCTGCAACAGAACTCGGCTTGGAAGTGGTTCCTTGTTTGATCGCTGACGACCTAACCGATGCTGAGATTAAAGCGTTCAGGCTAGCAGACAACAAAACTGCGGAGCTTGCATCCTGGGACATTTCGATGCTGGGTGTTGAACTCGAAGCACTGAACGAACTGAATCTTGACTTCTCCATGGAGGACTTCGGCTTTGATTCTTTAGACGCAGCACCGGACTCCACCAAAGCGGAGGTAAAAGAGGACGACTTTGACACAACTGCAGCGTTGGCCGAGA